TCTCCATCTACGGTTCCTGATATATCATAAGAGTCACAACCAAATGCTCCCATGTGTTCATTACCAGGATATTTTATTCCGTTTTTAATTACCACTCTATTTTGTAATTGTTGAGGTGGAACCCAACTAACTTTAAATCTACCTTTTGGATCTGGGTAAAATATAACTTGAGAATCTTTAACTCCATTAACCCACTGAAAATTACCAGTTGTAATTCCTAAGGTTCTAGACATTTCCTCATTGTAATCTATTTGTTCATATATTTTAACAAGATTAAAAATAGAATTTTTAGTCTCATCTCTAAACGCATGTTCTTCAGTACGCGGAAACTGTCTATAAAACTCGTTTAAAGCATCTTGATCAGATTTTAAACCTTCTGCTTCGTTTTGCCAATGATCTATTACGCCTATATCTATTAATTCACCGTCTGGGGCAAACACATCTGCGTCAGGAGTAGTGAATACTGGAACTCCGTACTCATCAATAAATCCTTCG